CGTTGATATTAATGGCATAATAGACATTGATGGTCAATTAGATGTAGATGAGTTAATAGTTGCGGGTGTTTCTACTTTCAATTCTGCTGTTGACATTGATGCAGGATTGGATGTTGATGGGCAAACTGACTTAGATGAACTTGTAGTTGCTGGTGTATCTACATTTAGTGCTGCTGTTGATATAAATGCTGGTGGTCAGGCAAATACATTCAAAGTAGAGGATCTTACAGATAATCGTGTAGTAATTGTCGGAACTGGTGGAGAACTTGAGGATGATTCAAATTTCACCTTTGACGGTGCTATATTATCAGTTGGTGTAAAATTAGATGTAGATGGTGATACTCAAGTAGATGATCTAAATGTTGCCGGTGTTGCGACTTTTAGTTCTCTCGTTGATGCAAATAATCGTCTTGATGTAGTCGGTGGTGCCAATCTAGACCAACTAAATGTATCCGGCATTACCACACTTGGTGCCGTTGATATTAATGGCATAATAGACATTGATGGTCAATTAGATGTAGATGAGTTAGTTGTTGCTGGAGTATCTACCTTCAATTCTGCTGTTGATATTAATGCCGGATTGGACATAGATGGTCAATTAGATGCAGATGAACTGGTTGTTGCTGGTGTATCTACATTTAATTCTCTCGTTGATGCAAACAATAGATTAGATGTTGTTGGTGGTGCCAATTTAGACCAATTAAATGTTGCTGGCGTATCTACACTCACAGGTAATGTAACATTTGTTGGAAGTATAAATCAACTTAATGTTACTGGAATTACTAGTGCTACACAATTAGATATTAGTACCGGTGGTATTGATGTTGATGGTCAATCAGATTTAGATGAGTTAGTTGTTGCTGGTGTATCCACATTTAGTGCTGCTGTAGATATTAATAGTACATTAGATGTTGATGGCGATACTCAAGTAGATGACCTCAATGTTGCTGGTGTTGCAACATTCTCATCACTCGTTGATGCAAACAATCGTCTTGATGTAGTCGGTGGTGCAAATCTAGATCAACTCAACGTTACTGGTATTGCCACATTTACTACTATTGATGTTAATGGTGGTTTAGATGTTGATGGACAATTAGATGTTGATGAACTGGTTGTTGCTGGTGTTTCTACATTCTTGAATGCTGTAGATATCAATAGCACTCTTGATGTTGATGGTGATACTCAGGTAGATGATCTCAATGTTGCGGGTGTTGCGACCTTCAGTTCTTTAATAGATGCCAACAACAGATTAGATGTTGTTGGTGGTGCAAATCTAGACCAACTCAACATTGCCGGAGTATCAACCTTTGGTAATGTTTCTATTTTTAATGATGATGTAAGAATTACTGCCGGGGGATTGAATGTTGTTGGTGTTGCAACATTCTCTACTAATGTAAATGTTACAGGAACACTTGATGCCGGACTCATCGATGGAGGTACATACTGATGGCAAAACCAGCAAGCAGACAGGAATTAGTTGATTACTCACTGAGGCAGTTGGGAGCTCCAGTATTGGAAATCAATATAGATGATGATCAACTAGATGACTTAGTTGATGATGCTCTTCAATATTTTCAGGAACGTCATTTTGATGGTATTGAAAGAATGTATCTCAAATATAAACTTACCGAAGATGATATTAATAGAGGAACTGCTCAAGTTGGCGGGACTAATACAGTAGGTATTGTAACAACATCTGGAATCACTACCACAGTAAGTGGTATGACTACAGCAACTAATTATTTTTACGAAAATTCTAATTTCCTTCAAGTTCCAGATTCAGTTATTGGAATTGAAAAGGTGTTTAGATTTGATAGTAGCACTATATCAAACGGAATGTTTAATATTAAATATCAGTTATTCTTGAATGATATATATCAGTTCAATTCAATAGAACTCCTTCAATATTCAATGGTCAAAACTTATTTGGAAGATATTGAATTTTTACTAAGCACCGATAAGCAGATTAGATTTAATAAAAGACAAAATAGATTGTATTTGGATATTGATTGGAAATCAGAAAAGAAAGATACTTTTTTGATTCTTGATTGTTATAGAATTTTAGATCCCAACACATTTACTAATGTGTATAATGATAGTTTTTTGAAGAAATATCTAACTGCTCTTATAAAAAAACAATGGGGACAAAATTTATTGAAATTTAGAGGTGCAAAACTTCCAGGTGGGTTGGAACTTAATGGAAGAGAATTGTATGATGATGCTTTAAGAGAATTAGATGACATAAAGCAAAGAATGTCTTCAGAATATGAACTGCCACCTCTTGATTTAATCGGATAGTTATCATGGTATTAAATTCTTATTTTTTGCAAGGTAGTACTGGTGAGCAATCGCTCATGCAGGATTTGGTTAATGAGCACATACAAATTCATGGCATAGAGGTATACTACCTCCCAAGAAAAATATTTAAAACCGATAATATTATTAAAGAAATTCAATCATCAAAATTTGATGATAGTTTTCTTATAGAAGCATATTTAAATAATATTGATGGTTATGCGCCAGACAGCGACATAATGACGAAGTTTGGTTTAAGATTGAAAAATGAAGTAAATTTGACAATATCAAGAGAAAGATTCGAGGAGTTTATTGCTCCCTTTCTTGAAGGAATGTCTTCTGGTATTAGAGAGGGTCAAATTACGGAATATACTTTTGGAGATTTAATTACAAGACCAAAAGAAGGAGATTTGATTTATTTTCCTCTTGGAGAAAGATTGTTTGAAATAAAAAGAGTAGAACATGAAAAACCATTCTATCAACTTGGCAAACTTTATACGTATGATTTGAGTTGTGAATTGTTTGAATATGAAAATGAGTTTATTGATACCAGTATTGCCGAAGTTGATAATCAACTGAAAGATGAAGGTTATATTACAACAATTGACCTTGTTGGAATTGGGAAAACTGCACAGGCAACTGTTGGAGTATCAAGTGGTCGTGTTGTTAATATATTCTTAAATAATGATGGTTATGGATTTACTTCAGCACCAACAATTGCTTTCTCAGATGCACCACTTGGTGGACATAATGCATCTGCAGTTGCCATTACAACTCAGAGATCTAATGTCACTTCAATCTTAAGACTTGAAATGACAAATGCTGGTGCTGGATATACAGTGGCACCAATCATTACAATTGCTGGTGGTGGGGGTTCTGGTGCTGCTGCAACATGCTCCATCTCTACCACCTTTGGTGTTCAGCAAGTTGTTGTTGGTGTTGCCGGAACTGGATACTCATTTACTCCAAATGTTAGTGTTGCTACTCCTCCATCAGGAATCAACACTGCCGTTCTTAATCCAATATTCACATCTTCTGCTAGTGCTGGTGCCGGAATTAATACAGTAAGAATTCTAAACTCTGGTATTGGATATACATCCGGTCCAATAAGTCTTGAGTTCTCTGGACCTACTTCTGGTATTGGAACTTTCTACTATAACGAAACGATCACGGGTCAAAGTTCTGGAGTCACTGCTATTGTCAAAGACTTTGATTCTGGTGTTCAAGTTTCTACTGCAGGAACTATAACAGTTATTGGAGAAACCAAACTGAGAGTATCACTTAATACGGGCGAGTTCTTTGAAGGTGAAACTATTGTTGGATCTATATCAACTGCTACATATACTATAAAGACTCACGATCTTGATAGTCATGATCAACCCTCTGATTCCAATGAAGAAATTGAATTGGAAGCAGATTCATTATTAGATTTTAGTGAAAGTAATCCCTTCGGAGAATATTAATGTTAGGAACTTATTACTACCATGAAATAATACGAAAGACAATTATTTCTTTCGGAACTTTGTTTAATAACATTAATATCAAGCACAAAAAATCGGATGGAACGATTCTTGATGATATTAAGGTTGGTTTGGCATATGGACCACAGCAAAAGTATTTGGCAAAAATTCAAGAACAGGCAGAGTTATCAAAATCAATTGCCATAACTTTACCGAGAATGTCATTTGAGATGACAAATATTCAGTATGATCCTACAAGAAAATCCGGAATAACACAAACATTCAAGGCATCAGATGGAACAAATTTTAAAAAAGTTTTTATGCCTGT